CATGGTCGCGGCATTTCAGACGGCGGCCGGCAGAACCCTGCTACCCGCCCAGGTGGAACGGCTGCTGATTAACCTTTACGCCTATCGCGAATCGCTGATGCGCAATGCGATCCAGTATGCAGGTCAGCAGAATCTGCTGGCGTTCGCGTCGTTTCCGATGCTGGATTACCTCGGACAACTACTCAGCGTAACACGCTTACCGGCACAGGCCGCCAGCGCAACCCTGCAATTTACCCTCGCGAACGTGCTGAGTGTCTCATACACGATTTCGGCCGGTACCCCGGTCGGCACCAGCGACGGACAATTCGTCTTCGCGACCAATGCTGACCTGGAGCTTCCGGCGGGAGCAACGGCCGGCACGGTAGTGGCTAGTGCGACCTCGCCCGGCGAAGCTGCCGATGGCTATTTGGCGGGCCAAATAAATGTCCAGTTGAATCCGAGCGTGTTGATAGCGGGCGTCGTCAATACGACGGTGAGCGCAGGGGGTTCGTCGCCCGAAACCGACGAGCATTTGCGAACGCGAATTCAAGCGGCGCCAAACCAATTCAGCGTTGCGGGACCGGAGGGCTCGTATAGGTACTTCAGCCTGAGCGCGGATCCGACGGTCGTCGATGCGCAGATCGTATCGCCCGCACCTGGCCAGGTTAATGTGTATGTACTGACGGGGCCGATAGTGGCGCAACCGGGCGCTTCGCCGAATACGAGTGGAATTGCGAGCGGCGCATTGATCGCGAAGGTTGCGGCAGAACTCAACGCCGATAATGTACGGCCGTTGACCGATACCGTAAATGTGCTTGCCGCGACAGAAGTTGACTACCAAATCGCCGGCACCATTACCCTGTATGCGGACGCTGATCCGGCGAGCGCGATGGCGGCCGTAAATGTCGCGGCGCAGGACTATGCGATTGCGCTGGCGTCGCGAATTCAGCGCGACATTGTGCCCAGCCAGATAATCGAAGCGCTCTCGATCCCGGGCGTATATGAAGTATCTCTGACGGCACCGACCTATGCGCAACTGCAGGCGGGACAGTGGGCGAACTGCATTGCGATTACCCTGAGCCAGGCGACGAGCTCATTAAAAAGTTAGCTCATGCAACACACGCCCTATACCATTTTTAATTATCAACTGAATATCACATGGCGCAACTGACAATTCAGCCATCGATAGACGACGTGCGAAGCCGCGCACTACTCGATCTGATCGAGCGCATGGACGCCATCGATCTCACATCGATTTTAGTTTATCGGCTGGATTCGGTGCCGGACAGCGCGCTGCTGTTTCTGGCGTGGCAGTTCGATTTAGTCGCGCCGCAATGGCAGCTCGGCGCGCAGATCTCGGAATCAATAGATACCCTTCGTGATATCGACACGCTGACCGACACGGACACTCTGAGCTCGACGGGTGGGGTGTCCGGACCCTCGGATTTCGAATCCTTGCGCGCTCTGCTGAAAGTCGCCATTCCACTGCATCGAACGCGGGGAACCGCATACGCAATAAAGGCGGCGCTGAAACCATTGGGCTGGCCCGACGTGACTTTGCTCGAAGGTCAGGCAAGCTGGGGCGGAACGAGCTATCCGGAAAGCGAAGGTTGGGCGGTATTTCAGGCGCGGCTCAACCTGGCGAGCGGGCAAACGGTCGCTACGATCGATGCGGCACGGGCAATAGCGGCGATCAACTTTTTCAAACCAGTGCGCGCGTGGCTCGATTCACTGTGGTTCGTAGGCGCGCCAATCATCGAGGTGAACGCGACTCCGCAGGACATGGTGGTGTCGATCTTTTCGCGCGACGACGTGGCGCCGGCACCAATCGACTCGATCAGCGCACCGGCGTGGCCGGAGTCGGATACGAAGGTGATCGTACCAATTTACAACGCCCATTTCGTCCACACCGGAGTGACATACGGGGCCAACGAACCCGCGCTTGCCGACTCAGGCGTAACAGTCAACGGCATCGCGATCGCTTCCGCAGAATAATTCAGTGGGCCGGCAGATTTTCGAGAGGTAACCATGCGACCACAAGGACTAGTCACACTTTATACACGCGGCCGCCTGATCTGGAAAGGCCAGAACTTATTCGTAAACACTGGTCTGCCAGCACTGGCGAACCTGATCGCAGGTGTGACCGCGGGCCAATCTGTGACGACGATCGGTTTTGGATCAGGCGGGTCTGCACCGACGGCCAGCGATACTGCACTGAGTACAATCCCTGCGTATTACAATGCGATAGGAGCCTACAGCTTCCCGTCGTCCGGAAGCGTGCAGTTCAACTACTCACTTCAGGCGACGGACTACGCGGCTGCCGGTATGACTATTCAGGAACTGGGGCTCTTCGCGAATACAAGTGCGATAGGACTGCCGGCAGCCGTCGGCACCGCGACGCCATTGTGGAGCGCGAGCGTGGTTTGTACGCCAGGCGCGATGATTGTGGACGGGAACGGGAATATCCAACGGTGCACGACCGCAGGCACCAGCGGCGTCAGTGCGCCGACGTGGGCAACGGCGATCAACGCGACGACAACGGACGCCTCGGTGGTATGGACCCTGGTGGCATTGCACACCGCCCCCGGTCCGTTGATCGCGCATGTTTCGGTTCCGGCTTTTGCATACACCGGCGCCGGTAATTATGCGGGCACCTGGACCCTGACATTTTAGGTTAGCCCGAAGAATTCACGGGTCCGCGACAGGCATGATGCAGTCCGCGATCATGGTGAGATAAATGACAACATTGATCGACACTCCGAGTTACAGCGCCAACGAGATATACGAACTTCAGCAGAGCGACGCGGTGGAGGGGGCAGCGAGTGGGGCAAGCTTCGGCGGCCTCGGAGTCAGCAATCAACCACATCAGCAACTCGCCAATCGGACCGCTCTGCTGAAGCAGCGCCAGGACGTGAATATCGGAAGCATCGCGGTGTTGCAGGCCTTCATGGCAGGATTCGCTGGCTCACTGCAAGCGAATGGTTATATCCAGATACCGGTTGCCGATGTATCACGCGGCTCGATCGCCGCGATTATCCAGTGGGGCTACTACGCATTGCCACAAGTGGGAATACCACAAGACACCGAATATCCAGTGACCTGGCCGATGAGGTTTCCCAACGCGATCCTAACGCCGCCGCTCGCAACCAATGTGTATTTTCAGACCGGCGGCCGTAACACGGCAGCGTCGGCGGTGAGCTGGAATGCAGTGGGAGGGATATTCGTGCTCGATGTACCGAACAGTTCCTATGGAGCGTTCGTGGGAAACGAAAAGAGCAATGGATTTTCGTGGTTGGCGATCGGATTCTAGCGGGCCGTCGACCATAGAATAGCGCGCGCGCCGTGAGGAGCCGGCGAGCCGCAGGGATCGATCGATCATCTCCGCTGAAAAAAGGCTTATCTGCATGAAACTGCAATCGTCGTTGAGAAGTTTACGGAAGATCGCAAGCATGATCCGCATCACCGGCGTATTGGGCGCGGTGGGGATCCTCCTGAGCGGGACGCCGGCAGCACATGCGCAGTTTCGGCCGATTCCGAATTACGTAGGTATCGGAGCCGGAGCACAGTTTCGCAACGACATAAACAATCATCTGTCGGGCGCGGCGTCGGTAGCGCCGCGAATTGTGAGTTTGCCACTGGGACAGTTACCGACAGAGCAGGACGGTCAGGAGTACTGGTGCTCCGACTGCAAGCAGACCAACCCGTGCGTCGGGAGTGGTTTGGGAGCGCTCGCGCTTGGTTCGCAGGGACAATGGTCATGTACCAGCGGAGCGACACTACCTAATGGATTCCCACTGAGTATTGACGCGTCGGCGGCGGCACATCGAATACAGGGACTGGCTCCAAATACCATTACCGGCGATGCGCTGTCGCAGGGCCAGAGTCATTTGAACGACCTGACAACGGCGACTGCCAATTACAACATGGGGGCAAACCGGCTGCAGAACCTGAGTGCGGGGGCGGTAGCGGGTGACGCGATCAGCTACGGGCAGAGCGGTGCCAAGCTGAACGGACTGAACCTGAACAGCAACAAGCTGGCCGGGCTGACGCCCGGCTCGACGAGCGGCGACGCGGTCGCGTATGCGCAGACAGGAGCGCAATTCACCGTTGGCGCGACGCCCGCCGGTACGATCACGGCCAGTGTGAATTTCAGCCTCGGCGGACATACAACCTCGGTCTCGCCGCCGGCGGGAATCGTCAATGGAAATGTCCTGCTGGCGGAGATGACCGGGGGTGCGGGAAACTCCGTTACCTATCCGCCCGGCTTCGTGCAGATTCGGCAGGACTCCGATGGCACGGCGCAACTGAGTATCGCGTGCAAAATTGCTGCGAGCGAGTCGGGAAGCTACGCGTTCGACGCGGGCGCCGGCGGCTTTGGCCAAGTCTCCGCTGCGATCATAAACATCCCGGGTGCAAACTCCTGCATGCCCGACGCGTCCAATTCAACCAATTCGGGCAGTGCGAATCTGTTGTCGCTCGCGCCCTTCGCGCTCGCATCAAACAACGATGCGGTGATCACGATGGCCGAGGCGGGAAATGGTGCGGCCGGGATCGCCCCGCTGTCGGGAACTGCACTGTGGAATATCGGTTCGAGCTATTTTCAAGCCGCGGGGTATTTGACCGCGACGGGGAATGCAACGCCATCACTCTCTGCGCAGATCAGCGGCGCAGCCGCGCACATGGTATTCACTGCGCTTGCGTTCAGGTCGGCCGGGACAAGTATAGGCGGTGCGCTTGTGGGCAATCAGCAAGGAGCCACGGTCACTTCGATCATCGGCTCCGTCAACAACGTACTGAACGTGATGGCGCCGCCGTACGGCGCGCAGGGCGACGGCAATAGCGACGACCTCGGTGCGATTCAACAGGCGGTCTATGATGCGTGCGGAGCGACGCCGCCGGCGAGTTTTCCGACCGCGACCCGCAAGACAGTTTACCTGCCGCGGGCGCCGGTCTGCTATATGCATTCGAAGCCGATCAGGCTGCCCTGCACGAATCTTGAATTCAAGGGCGATACCGGAACCTCACTATGTCAAAACTATTACGGCAACGCGGTAATCCAGAACGGATGGGGCACCAGCAATTTGCCGTATGCGTCGGCGCTAGTCGGTTCGGGCAATTCGCTGGTCTCAGCGGCCGGCATCCTGAACAAGTCGATCGACCTGGGGCGTTTCCTCAATGGCACCGGAACCAACAATCTCAACACGCGCTTCGCGACCGGATTCAACATCGCGTTTTTTATGAAGGCGACGGCGGCGGGCGGCCAGATTCTCGGCTCCGCGGCAGCGTATCCCGGCACTGGCAACGGCGCGTTCCTGTTTAACTACAACGGCACGAATCAAGTAATCGCGAGCGTCAACCTTATAACTAGCGGCCTGCACACGTTCGCGACGTGCCCCGCCCAGACACTCGGCAACGTCTATGAAGACGAGATTGATTGGGACGGGGCAACCTATCGCGTCTGGCAAGGCACGCCGGCCGGTACGGCTGTGCTCTGCGATTCGTTCGCGTCCACCAATCGGATAACACAAGGAGTATTCGAGGAGGTGATGTTGCCGGACGGCGGGCCGCATGAATTCTGGCCGGATGGCAGTAGTAATCAGAGCAATGCATTTGCGGGTGACATCGATTCGGTACGGTTCGAGGATGCGAGTGTACATACCACGGCCTATACCGTGCCGAGTGCCAAGTTCGCCAACGACGGTAATACCAACCTGCTGGTAAACTTCGATACCAGTCTCGATAGCACGCAGCTCGCCTATACCGGGATCGGCGGCCCCCACAATGTATATCTGCCGGTTTTCGATCTGACGGGGAACATCGGTTCTACCGGCTTCGAGAACGTGCACGACATGGAGTTGTGCGGCAGCGCGAACGGTACTGTTACGCCGGATGGCCTGTTTGCAGGATATGGGAATGGATCGCGGTGGACAAACCTTTCGTGCAGCAGCGCGTACTACTCACAGGCTGACTTCTTCGGCAATGACTACCTGGCGCATGTGGAAAACTGGAACGGCTTCGGCGGCCACGTGGGCCTGAATTTTGGGGGGGCGTGGAACGACTCGATCAATTCGAACGCGCAAATCGATGGCACCGATGTGGCGTGCGAAGTCTATCACGGCGGTGGTGGTGGCGACCACGAGGATTATCATTCGCGTTGCGTCGATCGCGGCAGCTTGCGCTACGGGTGGATCGAGAATCAGTCGCAGGCGAATTACTACTATCCGTTCGTCGATCAGGAGTTCGCGAATAGTAATTTCATTGCGACGTTCCTGCTGAATAGCCCGGCGCAGCCCTATGTCTTCGTCAGCGGCAATATCGATACGCGTAATTCTGCGCCCTATATCCAGCAGGACAACGGCGGCTATGGCTCGACTGTCCTTGGGATGGCGTTCGGCACTTTCGGGGCGTCCACCTCGGCGGCCGAGATTCTGAATTATTCTAATGGCACGCCCCTCTCGCCGACGCAGTTGATAGATACATGGAATCCGGTGGGCGTGGCGCTTTCCAACCAAGCGGGTAATCCGAACATATTGACGCTCGGCAACGGGTCGTCCTCAATGATGCAATCGCTGGAACTGCAGC